TTTGTAGCTGGTGATAAAGTTGTTACCTTTGACCCTAAAGGTCCAGAAGACCAAGATGCAGCAGATCAAGAAACTGATTATGTAAACCATGTAGTCATGGAAAAGAACGCAGGCTTTAATATATTCTATGTATGGTTTAAAGATGCCCTATTAAGTAAGAACGGATACGTCAAGGTTTATACTGAAACTGAAGACGAGATGGAAGAAGTAGAGTATAGCGGTTTAACAGACGCACAACTCCAAATGCTTGCTTCAGATGATAAGACAGAAGTATTAGAACATACCGCTTATCCTGACCCTACTGTAGACATAGCTATGCTTCAACAACAAGCTATGATGAATAACCAAGACCCTATGTCTATCATGCAACCTATGTTACATGACGTTAAACTCAAAGTAACAGAGAGCAAAGACAGTATCAAGATAAAGAACGTAGCACCTGAAAACATGATGGTATCTGTAGACACTACAGGTCCTTCACTCCATGATGCTCGCTTTGTGCAACATAGAGAACTTATGGCAGTTGCAGATATAGCACAAGCATTTAACATTTCAGAGTCTAAAGTTGAAAGTATCATGTCTGATACTAGAAGCGTATTTGAGCAAGAGTCTAATTCAAGAGATATTTATAGTGAGGAATTTGACAGAGCTGTAGATGAAGATGATGCGCTAGTCAAAGATACTTACATTAAGATCAATGGTGAAAGATGGCGTTACGTTGTATTAGGTAACGAAATTATTTATAAAGAAAAATGCGAGTATGTACCATTCGCTTGTATTACTCCTATGATAATGCCACATAGACACATAGGTCGTAGCTATTCAGACTTAACACAAGATATACAAATGATTAAGTCTACGTTATTGCGTGGACAACTAGATAATATGTATCTAGCTAACAATGGTCGCTATGCCATATCAGACAGAGTAAACCTAGATGATATGCTTACATCACGCCCTGGCGGTATTGTGCGTGTTAGTGGTGAGCCTGGTTCAGCTATCATGCCATTACAGCATCCACCATTACCTGCATCTACCTTCTCAATGGTAGAGTATATGGACTCTATGAAAGAAAAGAGAACAGGTATTACAGCATATAACCAAGGACTAGACTCTAACTCACTAAACAAGACAGCTTCAGGTGTTGCTCAAATTATGAGTGCAGCACAACAACGTATAGAGTTAGTCGCAAGAACATTCGCAGAAACAGGTGTCAAAGACTTATTCCAATTAGTCCATAAGCTAGTGAGAACAACACTTACTAAACCTGACATTATCCGTCTACGCAATAGATGGGTAGAAGTAGACCCTAGAGAATGGAAAGCTCGTAAAGATATGTCTATCTCTGTAGGCTTGGGCGCAGGTAACAAAGACCAACAACTTATGCACTTAACCACTATCTTACAAATGCAAAAAGAAGCTATCCAAATAGGTATCACTAACCCTGAAAAGATATACAACGCACTTGCTAAACTGACACAGAATGCAGGCTTTAAGAACCCAGAGGAATTTTGGACTAACCCTGCTAATACACCTGAACAAGAAGGTCAGCAACAAAAGCCTACAGAAGCAGAGATCATGGTGCAAGGTCAGCTACAGATAGAACAACAAAAAGCTCAAGCTCAAATGATGCAAGAGCAAGAACGTAGTAAGAATGATATTATTATTGAGCGTGAAAAGATTATTGCACAGGCAGAGTTAGAGAAGTTTAAAGCTCAACTGAAAGCTGAAACAGACCTAGCCATTGCACAAATTAAAGCTCAAGTAGGATTACTATGAAAGATAAAAGTTTAGAAGAAATTAAGTTAGGTGAACAAGCAGGTGTCGTATTAGAGAACCCAGCATTCATTAACGCTATGCAAGCTGTTAAAGATAACATTATCAAAGCTATGGGAACTAGCGGATTAGGTGATGAACAAACACATAACAGACTAGTGATCGCATTACAATTACTAAACCAAATAGAGAAGCAGCTTACTGATGTCATGCAGACAGGTAAGATGGCATCTATCCAAACAAGTAGTAAGTTAAAGATATTTAGGTAAGGACAAGCCTACTTAAAGCTCACTTTAGTGAGTTTTTTTATTGTCTATTTTTAAGGAAATATTATGAGTGACCAAGCTAATGAGCAGTCACCACAAAGTCGTTTAGAGGCTATGTTGGATACTGTTGAAGACCAAGACGTAATAGTTGAGGAAAGACAACCACCGGTGGAAGCTGATGAAACTGAAGTAGAAGCGGAAGCAGAAACTACAGATGAAGAAGCAACAGAAGATGCACCAGATGACCAAGCAGAAGAAGAAGGTGACTCGAAAGAGGAAACGCCTGCCTTACTAAAGCTAAAGGTAAATGGTGAGGAAATTGAAAAACCACTTGATGAAGTAGTAGCACTAGCACAACAAGGACTTGATTACACCAAGAAGACACAGGAAGTAGCAGAACAACGTAAGGAACTTGAAGCATACTCACAGAACATAAAGGTTCAAGAGGAAAACTTTAGGCAACAAGTTGAGCTACAGAATATGTTAATTGGTGAAATAGCACAAATTACAGCACTAGACCAACAACTGAACCAATATGCTAACGTGAATTGGAATCAGTTATCTGATAGTGACTTTGTAGAAGCGCAAAAACTTTTCTTTACATATAACCAGCTACAGCAAGAACGTAGCACATTAGTTTCACAGTTTGAAGCCAAAAAGCAGGAAGTCGTTAGTAAGCAGACGCAATTGATGCAAGAGAAGATCGCAAAAGGAAAAGAGTCTTTAGCCAAAGAGATACCAGGATGGAGTCAACAGACTACCCAAGACCTATTATCTACCGGTAAGGATTATGGCTTTTCAGATGCAGAACTCAATTCAATTGTTGACCCTCGTCACGTGAAGGTACTGCATGACGCTATGCAATGGCGCAAACTACAACAGAACTCTAGTGTAAAGAAAAAAGTATCTAGCGCAAAGCCGGTAGTGAAACCTGGTTCAAAAGATACACAAACGCAGGCAAGTTCTAATGCGAAGAAGATGCGTGATTCGTTACGCTCAACTGGCAAACAAGAATTTGCTCAACAACTTATCGAACAAATGATCTAGGAGAAATATTATGGCAGTAGCCGCAACCAATAGTTATACCGGAAAGGGAATTGCAGAGTCTTTTGAAGATGTTATTTTTGACATCTCACCAGAAGATACTCCGCTACTTTCAGCAGCAAAAAGAACGACAGCAGGACAAACTTACCATCAATGGCAAACAGACGCATTAGCAGCAGCAGCTACTAACGCAAAACTTGAAGGCGATGACAGCACATTTGCAACATTAGCAGCAACAACTGTGTTAGGAAACTATACACAAATTTCAAGCAAAACTGTTAAAATTTCTGGCACTTTTGACGTAGTTAAGAAATATGGTCGTAAGTCAGAAGTAGCTTATCAACTTATGAAAGCTGGTAAAGAACTTAAACGAGATATGGAATTTGCGTTAGTTCGTAACCAAGCATCATCAGCAGGTGGCGCAGGTACAGCTAGAACTTCAGCAGGTATTGAGTCATGGATTGTCAACAGAGTATTAGCAACAGGCACTACATCAGGTTCAACACCTGGCTTTTCTAGTGGAACAGTTGCAGCTCCAACAGATGGTACTGCGGTAACATTTATTGAAGCAGACTTAAAGTCAGCATTACAATTATCATGGGTAGATGGTGGCGAACCAACACTTATTCTTATGAGTGCAACTAACAAGTCACGTTTCTCTGGCTTTTCTGGTATCACAACAAAGTTTAACAATGTGAGAGATAGTTCACAAGCTACTATTACTGGAGCTGCTGATATGTATACTAGCGACTTTGGTAATCATACTGTGAAACTTGATCGTTTCATGCGTGATGCTGCTGTATTAGCAGTTGACCCTAACTACGTTAGTGTTGCTACTTTACGCCCTATGGCTAAAGAAGAACTTGCTAAAGTAGGTGATTCACAAAACTGGCTCTTAACAACAGAATATGCTTTAGTTGTTAATAACCCAGATGCACACGCAAAAGTGCAAAACACAAGTGCATAGTAATTAAGATGTGATATAGTAGGGGGAGTTAATCCTCCCTCTATTATTTATATTATGCCAATACTATTTGATTATGACAAAGTGACAGGTATTACACAGCACTTTGACTATGACCCAATTACAGATATGATACATCTCACAAGCACTCAAGATGTAAGTGCTATATTAGATGACATACAAAGAAAAAGAAATAACCCTGAAGCATGGGCTAAAGGTGTTAAGGAATCATGGGCGCATTACGCTACTATTCCCACTATAGTGGAAATGGAACTAAAGAAGAAGGGTATAGATATATATAACCCACACCAAACAAAAGAACTTATAAAAGAAATAAATACAAACTATCCATATCTAAAAACTACAACAGCAAAGCATGGATAAAAAAGAATTACAACAGATACAACTTGCTATACATGATCTCATACAAAAAGAAGACTATGAGAACGCATACCCACTTATCAATACCATATTAGAAATATATCCTAATGATGCAGCAACCTTAAACTTTCTAGGTTACATTTGGCTTATGGGTGATAAGCCAGCATTTGCTTATCAGTTATTTCGTAGAGCATTACAAGAACAACCAGGCAATAAAGCATTATGGACTTCACTAGGTCGTGCTTGCCATGAACTAGATATGTTTGATGATGCTCTTAAATACTTCTTAAAGTCAGCAGAACTAGACCCTACTTATGCACTAGCTTATGCTAATGGTGCAGCTTCATTGGTGCAGTTATCAAGATGGGAAGATGCAGAGAAGTCAGCAAAGATGGCTTTGGAATGCAACCCTAACGAACTACACGCACAGTTAAACTTAGCTCATAGTTACCTAGCTACAGGTGCATGGGATAAGGGATGGAATGAATGGAACAAGTCATTAGGTGGTAAGTTTAGAAAAGAACTCACCTATGGTGATGAACCTAGATGGGATGGTTCTAGTGGTAAAGACTTAATTATCTATGGTGAACAAGGTTTAGGTGATGAGATATTTTACGCATCATGTATCCCAGACGCTATTAAGATAAGCAAGAAAGTCTATATAGACTGTGATGAAAGACTAGAAACATTATTTAGACGTAGCTTTCCAACAGCAGAAGTGCATGGCACTCGTAAAGAACAAAGTGTTGAATGGTTAGATGGAGTTACTTTTGATGCAAGAGTAGCTATTGGTGGACTACCACAATTCTTTAGACATACTAATAAAGACTTCCCAGGCACACCTTATCTAGTGGCAGATAAAGATAAAAGAATTATGTGGCGAGCATTGTTTGACTCATGGGGTAAAACAGTTATAGGTATTACCACTAAAGGTGGAACATTTAGAACTAATGCTAAAGGTCGTAACCTAACCCAAGACGATATAGCACCACTATTAAAACTTAAAGATACAGTATTAGTAAGCCTAGACTACAACGTAGATACACCATTAGAAGGTGTTAAATA